ATATATACCTCATCGGCGCGCGGCGGGTGCTGGTATTGCCACAATCAAAGCGTTAATCAGCTACGTATCCTGCGACACAATTACCCTGAGCTTTGGGCGCTGATGCTCAAATGGGATAGAGATAGCCCTGTAACGTTAAAGGCTGACGGGCACACCGCACACGACTTTGACCGCCGCTTCGAGCTTGAGGACATGGGCCTCCTATCTCCAGACGACAAAGTGTTCCGCTGGGCGATGCTCGATGACGAACTTAACTACAGGATGGAGGAATTCAGATGACTGACATACAACGCGCGATGCTTGGAGACCACGACGCAGCAGAGAGGCTGACGGATCAAGGGGTGGCAATACCGTGCCCTTCATGCGCCGGTGCAGACATAAAAAGTATGTATGCCTGCGGAGAGTTTGGATATAGGTGCAGCGACTGCGGGACGATGGCTGAGTGGCACAGTTCGGAAAAGACGGCATTGGCCGATTGGAACCGCCGTGCCCCGCTGCTGACGCCGGGGCAGATGGAGATGCTAAATGTAATGGAGAGCCGTGCCGAATCTGAGACCCTGAACGAAAGCGGTTTGGACAAGCTAAACCGTATTGGGAGTATCGCGAGCCGCGGGTGATAAATTGCGAAAAGCTCGAAAGGGAGAGAGGACGGCATGAAGAAACTGCTGAAAAAGCTCAGGACCACGGCGGCGCGATGGAGAAGCAGATGTTTTGAGGCGCTGGGTTTCGTACCAAGTGTGGAGCTTTACGCCATGCGTGAGGCTTACAATGATGAGCTGCGCGAGCGGCTCATTCTCAAGCGGGATTATGAGAATCTATATGAGGACTACCGTAAAGCCCTGGAGGCACCTGTACGGCGTTCTGGTTATGTGATCATGCCCTACGTCGCTCGGGCGCAGGTGCGAAAGCTCGAAGATTCTCTGTTCATAGAGTCTGCGCCGGACGAGTATTTCAAAAAGGGGCTCAGAGAGTCGCTGATGCGGGCTGTCGAGGAGATGATCATTTATAAGAAGGAAGAAACTCCGGAAGAAATAATCTGGTATGCAAGCTTGAACGTGGCTGTGGAGGATTGAATAGTGGAAAGGCTGACATACTGGTGCGATGACGGACAAGGTGGCGGCGAGCTGTGCTCTGATAGCTACGATGTTACACTTTTTAAAATGTCGTTTTGCCCTAAATGCGGCTCTCCCCTCACGGATGCAGCCTGGGCCGAGCTTGAGAAGAAGATAAGGGGGTGTGTGGAGTGAAAGGATTATACGGTAAATACATAGTTCGCAAGCGCTCTGACAATAGCATTGTAACAAATTGCTTTGTATTGCGCCCTGACCGTGACGATGCTGCAATAGCCGCGATGTTGGCTTATGCAAATGCGACGGTCGACGAACAACTTGCACAAGAATTAATAGAATGGGCAGAGTATGAGCAGCAGCAGAGGAGGCGCGCGGAATGAAGTGCTTAACTCATAATATTGAAGTAAATTACCCGTGCTCGTCAGCTTGTCCTTTGTATGGCGATTGTATAGCGTCGTTTTCGCGAGAGGTAAAGCGCAGGGTTCGCACCAACGCCGACCACATCCGAGCCATGAGCGACGAGGAGCTGGCTGAGTTTTACGCGACGAACCAATGCCCTCCGGGAGTTCCGGGGTGCCCGGGCCAGTGCGGCGAGTGTTGGCTCGCGTGGCTACAGCAGCCGTATAAAGAGGGCGAGACATGAAGTGCATATACAAAGCGCCCAACAATTTTTGCTTGAAGCATTCGACGGAAGGAACGATTGAGTTTTGCGTTGAAGGCCCATGCCCGGACGAGGTTATGGCGGAGGAATTAGATAGCCAATATTATGACTTCCGCCGCGGAGTAAACGGCTGGACACAGTTTGTCAGAGAGCTCAAGGCCTACAATGCGGAGCTCGCAGGCATGGTTATAGAGTACCTGGACGACATCATTCCCGGCTATCGTGAGCGAGCGGAGAAGGCTGAGAGGGAGAGGAGCGCAGTGCTGGAGCGCCTTGGCGAATTTGGGCGGTTGTTCATCGATTACGTCGGATGCCCGCGCGGTGGCCCAGGCAGAGAGTGCGCCCCGCTTACGGAGGAGCTGCTGTCCATGCCGGTGATAACCGACGTTGACGGCGGGCGATGGCGGCCTGTTAACGAGGACGCTTTGCAAGAGGCGATTGCACTGCTGAAAGAAAGGCAAGGGTGAAAATGAAAATCACATTGAACAAGTACGACTATGCGACTATTGTCCGGAACTGCATGAAGGCTCGGGAGGGATATGACGGCTGCGGCAAGTGCGCGCTGGCCGGGGTATGCAGCGGTTCGGAGGAACTTGAGGCAAGCTGCAACTTGGAGGAAGAGACAACGGCCGAAAATGATATCAGTAATCTACACTGACGAGAACGAGCGCGAGGTGGCGGAGTTTCTCACACGTTCGCTTGAGGGGCTGGACGTTGCGCGGTTTGGGTGGCTGGCGCTTGCAGCAGACATTGGCGGAGGCGAAGTACTGACAGGCTACTACAAAAGCGGCGTACAGGACAAGCTGCTGGCGGCGCTGCACATAATGAGCGATGGCCTGTACGGCATCGTGGATGCAAACTTTGATCGCCTCATGCGTGACCACGGATATGATGCGCCGGACGAGAGCGGCGAGGACAAGGATGTGTTCTGACCACAGGGCCCGCGCGGCGGGCCCTTTTGTGAGGACATATACTTTATTTTAATACGCGCGCGCACGCGCGTTATCAAAGGTTCGTAGAGGCCTAAGTTTACGGACGCGGGGGAAATATATGGGCTCGACCGGGTACTGGGAGATCCGCACATATGAGTGCGGGGCTCTCGGGGAGAAAACGAAATACTGGGTCCCCGGTGAGCCTCCGGCCAGGGGGCGGAAGCTCGGGCGCAGTTCGGAGCGGAAGCAACGGCAGAACGAGAACGACGCGGCGCGCAGACTCAATCGGGAAATACACGCGAACTTCTCAGCCGGGGACCTCTTCCTCGGGCTGGACTATGGGCCGAAGAAATACTCCGAGCTCCTTCGCAGGGCGGAAGCCAGGCAGGAGGCAGACCGGGCCGCCGGGCAGGAGCCGGGCATACTCGAAGACTATCTCCGCAAGGAGGCTAACCGCGAGCTGGACAACTACATCCGCCGGGTGAAGCGCCGCCTGCCTCCCGGAGCGGAGCTCAAATACATAGCCGTGACCTCCGATATGGACGGGGAGACGGGCGAGGCAGTCCGCATACATCACCACATCATAGCCAACCGGGCCGCGTGGCAGGCCTGCGTGGAAGCCTGGCCGCACGGGGGCGCCTACGCCAAAGCGCTCAGCGCGCAAAAGGACTACACGCCGCTGGCGGAATACCTGCTGGCCCAGGTGCGCCGCCTGCCCGACGAGAAGAAGTACAAGCCCTCCCGCAACCTTGTAAGGCCTCAGCCGAAGTGCCGCGTCGTATGGAGCGGAGCGGAGCTGCGCGTGCCAAAGGGCTGCGAGCTGCTGTACCGTACGGCCTACTCGGGCAAACGAGCGGGGCAGTATATCCGCTATGCGCTGCCCTTCGCGCCGATGCGCAGTTAGGAGAGCGAGATGGCGAGGAAATTCAAGTATCTCCCCTCAGTACATAAGGGCTATGCCGAGCAGGGCATGATATTTTTTGCGTGCCAGAACTATGCACGGCAGACTGCGGAGGTGCAAAGTAAAATAGACAGACTGTGCCGCGAGGCCGGGGGCGAGTATGCTGACGCGCTCCGGGCCTATCTCTGCACGCCTGCGAGCTGGGAGGCGGTGACGACGGAGTATTTCGTTTCGCCCTCGACGCTGGATAGAGTGAGACGACGATTTTTCGAGCTGTGGTAGAGCGCTCCCCTGCTGGGTGGGCGCTTTTTTTTGTGCGCCTGAAAGTTGACGGTAACAGAGGGGGTAAGGCTGATAGATTGCAGATTGAGAGATAGTACGCGCGCAGGGAGGTGTTGGTCGTGGCGCGGGCCAAATATGCGGAATGGCTGACAGAACAGGGGCTTGAGCGGCTCGCCGAGATGGCGCCGCGGCTGACCGACGCCGAGATGGCGAAGGAGATGGGCATCAGCTCCTCGACCTTCTACGAGTGGCTCAAAAAGCACCCGGAGATGTCGGAGGCGGTGACGCGCGCACGCACGGGCGCGGATGCGCGCGCGGTCAATGAACGGGTCGAGCGGAGCCTGCTCGAAACCGCGCTCGGAGGCGTTCGGGTGCTCAAAAAGCCGATGAAGCTCAAAAGCACGAGCTTCGAC